AGAGAATTCAGTGCAATGGTCGTCTCCGGCAAGGAGATGAGGGCCGACGAGCTGGCGCATTTTGCGACCATCGAGGAGCAGGATCAGGCCATGATGAGGGATATTGAGGAAATCAAGAGGAAGTTAAAAAGACCATGACCCCGGAAGTAGAAGCGGCGCTGCGCGCCGAACTCTCGCTCGATGAAGGCGAACGCAGGTTCGTTTACGATGATAAAACTAGTAAGGCGATCGTCGCCGGCTCACAAGTCATCGGCAACCCCTCGATCGCCATCGGCCGAAACCTCGCGGCGCGCGGCCTGAGCCCGGCCGAGATTGATTTCCTATTCACGAACGACCGCGAGCAGTTGGAGTCCGATATGTTGGCTGCGTTGCCCTGGGTAACGGCTCTATCGACCGCACGGCAGGTGGTCATGTACTCAATGTATTTCAATACCTCGCTCGGTAATATCCAACATTTTGTGAACTCCTGGCCCCACTTTCTTGCGCAGATGCAAGCCGGACAATACGATGAGGCGGCAAACAATCTGGAGACGAGCGAACCCTGGGCAACCGAGGTCGGTCCCCGCTCGCGGAGGCTTGGCGAGATGGTGAGGCAGGGATGAACATCACGAAGGTCGCCGGTTACGTCGGCGCCGTGTATGGGTCGCTGGAGCTGTACTCGGACATGGTGAAGGATTTGATGCCGCGCAAATACCGTGGCAGTGTGCTGCTTAGTTTGTGTGTAGTCATCGTGCTCTATGAGCATTACAAAGATTTACGGAGAAAGCATCGTGAACGATAAAGAAACGTACGCTGCGAACGTGCAGCGCCACGTAACATTGTTGCTGCTTTACGCGCTCTTTTTGCTGATCGGCGGCTTGATCGCCTGCGCCGTATTCCTTCCCTCCCCGATCAATGATAAGTTCCTTGCTATCGCCAACCCTCTGATCACGGGTATATTCGGCCTGACGAGCGGCGCAGTCGGTTTCTGGATAGCTCGGACGCGTCAGAATTCCAGCGATAATACAAGCCCTTTAGACAACCCGCCGGCAATCCCGGCACAACCTCAGGAGAAGAAACCATGACCATCAATGCAACTTTGTTCATCACGCCGCTGATCGAATTCGTCACCGGCAAGATCATCGAGTCAGGAACGAGCGGAGATGCCACGAAGCAGGCGGCGCGCGCGACCGAGCTCGTCGCCATCAACGCTGCGCTCCTGCAGATCGACCAGGGAAATCCCGCCGGCACCGTGGCGCTTGCGGCCGCGCTCAACACCTCGGCGCTATCCCCGGGCGAGGGCCTGGCGCTGCAGTCGCTCTTTGCGATCATCGGCAATCAGCTCGCGCTCGTTAATTCGGTGGCGGGCGGGACGTTGCTCGGGACTGCGGCCACCGCGATTGCAACATCGATCCTGAACGCTGCCACGACGACCGCTCAGGCGTATATCGCGAAGGCAACGGCGGCGCCAGCAGCAGTGTCAGCTTAACGCAGACGCTCGGATCGTGAGTGAGATTGCCGTAGACTTTTTGTTAGGTCCAGGGCTGCTTTCGCGGGCGATAGCCTGGTACGGCAATGGTTATGGGGGCTATTCGCATGCTGCTGGTGTCATGGCTGATGGAATTCACTACCTTGACTCACGTTCAGACATCATAAACGATGTGCCTGCCGGCGTACAGCTGCGCAAGATAGCAAGCGAGAGAGCTGTGAAGCGCACTCGCTGTGTTATCTCTTGTCCTCTCGCCGAGTACCAGGCATGGGAGGACGAGGGCCGTCGCATGATAGGTGATCCTTATGGAACGACTGATATCTGGGCTTTCATCACTGGACGCGAGGAGCACACGCGCGGACAGTGGATATGTTCAGCAACACAGCATCGTTTGCTACGAAGGATCGGTTACTTGCGCAAGCTTTCTATTCCGGATCATCAAGTAACGCCTAACTCGCTGCTTTTGGTCATGGAACAAGCGGGGTTCAAGACTTATTCGATGCCGCCCATTACGTGAGAAAGGCGGCGGCGGGATGTAGGTTTCATGTTCATGTTATTTAAATATTCCACGTCCATGTTACTCTACCTTACTTAACATATGTGTCACCGGATCAATTTTGATTAGCTTTGCTCCCACCGCGCCCATAACGATAGCGGAGAAGTCGTTGACGAACGGAAAAGCAGAATGAACGTAAGCATAAGCCGCGGCATAGCTGACTGGGGAGTTCTTCTGAACGAATTGGACAAAACGCTCGGCTTGGATAGAATCCTCCGATCGGCCGATTCGGGCGAAGACTTTAGGCATATCAGCTTCAAGGTCAGTGATTGCCTTCGCGGCGAGGGCAAGGTCTTCGGGGGTGAGAATTAGTTCGTCGCGGCACGAGGCGGCTAGAACCATTGCGAGCTTGTGGATGTGGGTTTGCTTCCGCGCGAGGTAGCCGCCGAAGCGGTCGTCTTGAAGATGCTTAGGAGGATTGGCGTAATGAAGCTTATACCACTCTTCTCCAAACTCTCTAGCTTCCTTTGTCAAGTGGTAAGGCCCGACCAGAGTTGTCGCGATGTGTTCCAGGTCGGCGGCAAGCTTCGCTTGGGTCTCCAACATTCCTGGAGGAATATGGTATATCGGATAGGCAACTAGTTTCTCTTTCTGTTCAGTGTAAACAAACAAGCAACGGCTCGTAAAGCCGCCGCCTATTATGTACTCAGGAAAATTGCCAGCTATCCACGATGGTGTAGTACACGCGATCAAATTGATCCAAGGATTTTCGACTTTATCTGAGCCAGAATTTTTAGTGACTTTACTGAATCCTCCCTGTTTACTATCCCATAATGTGACTAACAGGTCAATCATTTCGCGGTCTGTAGGATTAACTAAGTTTCCAAATTCTGACGATTCAAGTGTAAGAGCACATTGAGTGTGATAGTCTCCGTTGATATCTGGAAACGACTCAGACGCTGCTGCAAAAGCTGTAACAAGTGCAGGCCATGTCACTATATCTGGACCAAAATTAACTCCAGGCACTTTACGTAGAATGTCCATCGCTATAGCGACAGTGGTCGATTTAGAGACTATACCGGGTGGAGCTACGAATACTAAATAGTGATTGCAGCACCAACGATAGTATCCCATTGACAGCCAAACTCTACGACGTAACGCACCGGCGATAGCTGATACACCGGACCAGAAGTGCATCCGCTTAGGAGCTTCACTAAAACCTGCGTATTCGATATATGACGTAAGCCAATCCTTGAAATTTCTCATTTTTTAGGCCCGTAGTCTTTTTCTATCTTACTTAATAGCCTCTTAGCTACTGTCTGGGTTACTTTACCGGCCATCAGTGACAGTCCCCCCACGAGGCCGAAGAAGTTTTAACACTAAAGGGAATCACAAGTGGGTCCTCATATGGGACTTCAACCCGGCCAAGGTCTTGAATCCTCGTTGACAATTCGGGCATTGAAGTTGGAAATTGTCCGCACAAGCTATCGTGGACCTGGAGGAGGACTTGGACCTCTGGCAGTTCTCGATAGATTCGTTCCCAGATTTTGTTAATAACCACGCTAACGGTTGATTGAGGCACCCAGGCGATAGCTTCAGGTATAATGGACTCCACTCGGTCGAAGATGTACCAACGATATCCAAAGCGGTTCTCAATGAATCGATGTTTGGAAATTTGAGCTTTAACTCGCAAGTGCCATTTCTCAATACCCGGATGAGCACCGAACCATATCTTTTGCGCACGTTCGACCTCCGCGATGGGCCAGCCGGTTCCTTTGGACATGGTGCGGGGCTGGCCACCGTAATTGGTGCCGTGGACGAAAACCTTGGCGAACTCCCGAAGCATCTTCATTGGCCGGCGCCATTCCCAATAGCAGCGCGAGCCAGGGCAGATACAAGGGTCTTCGGCTTTGTGACGTTCGACTAGCTCTTCGAGCGGCGGCACGGTTTTGTTCTGAAGGACATAAGCGTTCATTAAGTGGATATCGACGCCCTGGCGGAGAGCGGCTTTGAGCATAGGGTCGTCGGCCTCCCACACTACAACTTGTAAGTCAGCTCGATCAAGGTCTCCGTCAAAAAAGGTGTAACCCGGATCAGGAACGAACATCGATCTGATATTGGGATACGCATACGCATCTCCGAGTCCGGCGATAGCGCCTCGCGCAGCAGCTTTACCAACAGATTTTGATTTTTCAGAAGGAATAACCTGTAAGTTAGTTCCTGATCCAAATGCATTCTCAGAACTCGAAAGTCTGTAGGTTTTAGGAGCAGATTTACCTGACGCAGATCCTCCGATGTTGAAAGCACATCGCATTCGTTGGTCTTCATCAAGCTCTGCTTCAAGGAAGCTTGAAAGGAATATTTGCATTGTTCGGATGTCTGCAATAGCGTTGATAAGAGGCTGGAGAAGTGGTTCTCGCTTGGAGATAGTTTGGAGCGCGTCGTCGTTGAGTGTGGCACGGGCGGGGACTTCTTTGGTCGCTCTGGTCATTATGGCAGGTTGAGCGAGATCTTCATAAAACAGCGCATGCATTTGTTTTGGTGAGGCGGGATTAAGCGGATATCCGAGCAGATCCAATAGGAACTGCCGGCGGCGATCAATTTCAGCGGTGACTTCCTTAGTGAGTTGATTCCGGCGTTCAAGGTCGATTCTAACCCCTCGCTGCATTGCTTGCAGTACGGGCCAAAACATAGCCTGTTGGAATTCGTGGACCTTTTCGAGACCCATTTTCTTAGCCAAGTCAAGTTCAACACGACCTACCTCGTCAGTGTAGACGCAATCTTCGCAGTTGTAATACCAGAGTTGGTCTTCACCTAGAGACTTGTCCCAATTCTTCCCTTCGTCTTTCCAGTATACGTAGTACTTGCAATACATCGAAGCTTGATAAGCCAGGCTCTTTGGCAAGTCGCTGAAGATCGCATGTTGGGAGATCATGCAATCCTGCGCCACATTTGGCACAAAGTGCCAGTGACGGTACGTATATTGGGAATCATAAAGGATATTCTGCCCCACAACCTGGGCATTTGGGTGTGTCAGGATCTGGTACAGAAGCCATACTATTTCTCCTTCGTGTTCAGCATTCCAGTATCCGTCGCGTGACTCGACACACATGAAGGGAATGCACAGAGCGTCTTCAAGCGTCCAAGAGAGTCCCGCACAAGCAATATGTCCGTTTCTAGTTTCGAGGTCGAAGGAAAGTCTGAGCTGCTCACTATAGAGTCCGAGAAGGCCGCCGCCGAGTCGCGCGAGGAGGGTTTCGAGAGTCTGTTTAACCACTTCAAATGTTGGGCGTATGATGAACCGCCAGGAGGGCTTAGGATATTCAGTGCCTGAGCGAAACGATCCTGCTCGGCGGAGATCGTGAATCGCGGTGGCGCGCCAGGACCACTCGCGGAGGACGGCGGCGGGATGGTAGGTTGGAATGACTTTCGTCGATAGTCCCATATCAGAAGTATGGAGCATGCTACCACGCCATTTTGTAATTCCACTAATTCCCGTGAGAGCCCATAAAGGCGTATTGCCGAGCGCCACAATAATCGAAGGCTTGACCATCTCGATCTCTTTACGAAGGAGCTCAATACCAGCACGGACTGGTTCGAGTACATATCTTCCTCGAACGTGATGGTGTTTGGGTGTAACATCTTTCTTGGCCTTTGCGATGAATTTGGTTAAGTCGTTGGATTCGGGGCGAACACGGCAGACGTTGGTCAGAAAAACTTCTGATCTTGAAATTCCAGCCTCTGACAGCATTCTAGTAAGTTCCTGCCCGGAGGCTCCTTGAAATGGTCTACCTATACGCTCCTCATCGTATCCAGGAGCTTCTCCGACGACCATTATTCTAGCTGGTACAGGGCCTTCAGGTTTGCAGATCATATGCAGTTCGCAACTTAATTGCTGCGTCTTTTGAGCGGGACGATCCTAGCCTGATGCGTTTACCGTCTTTACAAGCGTAGGCTATCCATAAGCCACGGCTATAGCTAACACCTTTACAGCCTGAAGTATTGTTGCTATACTTTCTCTTGTGAGAATTGTTCTCTTTGTAAGTTGCCCATCTACAATTCATCTTGTAATAGCCGTCTTCGTTGTTTATTCTGTCTAATGCATAGCCTGCTGGGCAGTCTCCCATATCAGCTAAAAACTCCTTGAAGTTTTGCCAGGCAGCAGCTACGAATATTCCTCGGCCGCCATAATCCTGATAACGAGGATGTTTTGCGTTTGGGCATCTTTGAAGCATTCCAGACCAAGCGTTATACGTCCTAGTAGTGCCCTTAAGTCTAGTTGCTTGGCCGTGTGTAGTGTTTCCGTGCATTATTTTACCTCATATCACTTTAGCTCTTTTAAGCGTTTCACTGCAATCCCGTAAGCAACCGGATCGAGTTCTACTCCCGCCGCTTTTACCTTAAGCTCATGCGCGCTAGGGAAAATAGTTCCGCTGCCGCAAAACGGATCTAGCACAGAGTCACCAGCGCGACAAGAACGAGACAAAAGATCTCGATATAAGGCCACAGGCTTCTGCGCCGCCCAACCGAGGTTTTCATCACTGCGATACTCCACGAGGTCTGAAGCTAGTTTGAGGACTGGCCGGTCGCCTTTGATGGCATAGAGACACATTTGCCAACGGCGGTGAGGTCCTGTCTGAGGCCAGGGAGCGCGCTGGCTGGAGGGGTTGTACCAGATGAGAGGTGTACGAAAACACTTCCAACCACTCCCCCGTAGAATATCCCGAAGCTCAAGGAAGTTATCAATATCACAAAAAGTGTAACAATGGGCTTGAGGTTTAGATAGACGATAAGCTTCACGAGCAAAACGGTGTACGAGCAAACACCAAGCGTCATAAGAGTCGTTATAAGTATGGCCAAGAACATCGGCTTTGCCTCCAGAGTCGTTGAAATCCTGGGCGTCGATGCCATAGGGAGGGTCAGTAAGGATTACGTCGAACTGGCCGTCAGCCTGGCCTTCCATCCAACGGATGCAGTCGTCCTGGATGAGAGTGTGGTCGGCGGCGGAGAAGGTTTTGCCGATGCGTTCGCCCAGAGCGGCATTGCGGGAGGCTTCTTCCTTGCGGCGGATGACTTTCATTCCGTCCTTGGCGGTAGCCGCCGAGGCTACGTCGGGGTCCTTGAGGTGCTTCGCCAGAATCACTTCGTCGTGTACCATCGCTTGGGCGTATTTGGGATCGTGGTTAGGGTAGATAGTGGGGGAGAGGTCTGTTAGTAATGGTGGAACCCGACCGCCCTTTTGGGCTTGGAGGCGACGAAGCTCGACGAGTTGAGATGTGGCAACGCAGCGGTCTTGCCAGGATAAGTCCTCTCGGCGGAGATTTTCTTCAAGTTCACACTCAAAAGCGTCGATCGGATCAAGATCTCCAAGGTAGTTGCAAGGGACGATGCCTTCGACGAACTGCTTATCGCCATAACGGAGCTTCTCGCCCATTGCCCAGAGGGCTTCGATGGCTTTGATGCGGCGCCCGCCGGCGACGAGTTGATAGCCGTTGGGGGCCTGGCGGACGACAATGGGATGGAGCAGGCCGTTTTTGGCTATAGAATTGGAAAGTTCTAGCAACGGCTCGGCGGCGAACTCCTTGCGCTGGCGGGAGGTAGAGATAGAGATTTCACTTAGTTTTATTGCGCGCACTCTTAGCTCCTAAAAAAGGGGAGGGTTTGCAGTCCCCTCCTAAGTAAGCCTAGGGGAGAATCTAGGCTTTTGCTACTGAGTCAATCTTGTCGTACATCTCGCCTTCGTAGGCTTCGTGTTTCACTTTCACGCGGATTGGGCGGCCTTGCATCTGGCGGATCGAGAAAGGCTCGCCGGGATTGTTCATCCCGAGGGCCTCCCGCCAACGACGCAAGGAACCGTTTTTACCCACGCTCCAGTCGATCATCTTTCCCTCGTTGAGATCGAGGAAGACTCCAGTGGTGAGCTGGACCTGGGATAGGCCGCCGAGAAGGGCCTGCTCGTTCGGATAAGCCGCGAGATCGATCACCACCGGAATGTCAACTGCGATTCCTGACTTTGTTTTCGCGTCAGGCTTGTTGGACGCCCAGGCACGAGTCTTGGGCTCACCGACGATGCCAAGGTATTCGCCTACTGGCAGAGGCGGGCGGCGAACCAGGGCTTCGGTGGTGGTGGCATCGAGGAACTGGGCGGGATCGAATGAAGATTCATCGTTCATGAGAGTTTCCTATGTTTGAGCATTGAGATTCGAGCATCGAGCATTAGGTTTTGACTGTTGGGGTAAAGGCACCTCCCCGGCTGAGCCATTTGTCTAAGATGGGTTTAAAGTTAGGCGGAATATGGTCTGCGATCGGAAGATTACGAGCTTTGAGATCAGCCTGGCCGTTGGCGGTGGACCAGAAGAACTTGTCTCCTTCACGGGAAGTCAAAATCACATCGCTGAACATCGGAGGAATCTTAGGAGCGAGCTTTACACCGAGGGTGGCGACTGTGAGCTTGACGCCTCCGAGCACGAGGTCGGTTTCTCGCTCGACGTGGGAAGTGAGTACGAAGTGACACTTACACCCATCTGTGAGCTGACGGATAAGCTTTTCCACCTGATCCATAGCAATACCCCAATCGCTCTGCGACTTGACAGGTTTACCCCCGACCACCAAGGAAAGTGCAATGGGATTAATTCCAGATAAAGAGTCCAGCGCCAAGCATCTATCAGGACCCCAGCTGTCAACGGCGCCAAACTTTTTTCCAGTCCTGTCGTCCGGGAAATCGCTAAGGGCTCGAAGGAGACCGACAAACTGGTTGTGTTTTGCACGATTGACGTCCTGCATTTTAGATAAGGCGCTGAGGTCAAGGCGGTTGATGGTGTCGGCGGAGGCTGCCATTGTGGCGAATGAATCGGACGAGCGGCCTAGAACGTGCCAGTGGACGTTCGGAGGGACTTCGATCTTGCGATCAGTCCAGTAGCCAAGGGCGGTTTCGAGGCCGCTTTCGGTGAACAAGAGGAACAAATCGAGGCCGGCGTCGGCTATGGTGCCGAGGGCGTAGGTCTTGCCGGTGCCGGTGGGGCCTTCGAGAAGGACGTTTACTCCAGCGAGAAGGGACGGTTGTGGTGATACTGTAGGGATTGAGACGGCGGCAGGGACGGCGGACATTCAATTTCTCCTTTAACTAGTAAGTCGAATTCTCTTCGAAGTAGTTCTTCTGGCAAAACGTCGATTAAGTCCTCGGCGTCGAGCAAGCTGCCTGGAGTCTTGAAGCCGTAGGCAGGAGCAGAGTGCTGCTCGCACGGCACGTAGCGGTGCCACCAGAAGGAAGTGTCCTGGCCGCTCAAGCGTGCCCAAACGTCGAAGCACTGAGGGCAGATAACGAGATAGCTGTCGGGAATGGGCAAGGTGAGCTGGATCATTGACGGGTAAGGCCTTTGAGGTCGGTTACATTAGCTATGGTGATTGATCTCTGCCGCCGGTCGATCTCGTAAGCAATCCCGGTGACGATTTTGAGAAAGACCTCGGCCTGGTTGAGGGCTTGGAGAACCTGGTTCGCGGCAAGCTTGTGGTCGTGCTGGGCCTCACGAAGGTAGCGAACGAGTTGCTCGTCGGTGCATTCGCGGATGGCGTGGAACTTGCCGGTCGCGGCTTCCTGGAAGCCAAAGACTTCGTCTGAGCGCGGCTGGCGGGGAAGATGGTGTTCGCTCATAGCTTGATCTCCGTGCGAAGTAAAGGATTCCACGCTCGCCGCTCGAAATAAGTCTCCAACCACGGCGCTTCGTCTTGGCTAGAGCATGCTTCACGGAACTGACAGCCGCCGTACTCTGCGCATGCATGATCGAAGTTGTGGACCCAAATGCCTGACTTATAGCACGCAACCATCTGTGCAACCCACATTTGAAGTTCAGCGTACCAACGATCAATCATCCAGTCAGGCCGATAAGATATCGCTTGTTGCGTGTCGTATTTTGTCTTGAGTATACTGACTCCCCGGACGATTGCGCCATCGACTTTGATACCAATTTGTCTAGCCCCCCAGGCGTAGCCTGTAAATTGAGATCGCAAATCCCACTGGCGCGACCAGCTAGCGCCCAGTTGCGTCGTAGTTTTCTCGTCAGTAATATATCGCCCGCCCCCATAATTGAGAATAGCGTCCAAACGTCCACAGTAGATAAGTGGATCGTTTGTCTCTGGATGAGTAATTGGTAGAGGCTCCGCGAATGAGACTTCGATCGCACGTTTGCCGCCTTCGAGGACTACAGGATCGCCGTCCTCAAGTGATAAAGGGTAGTTCGTCCAGTAGAATTCAAAAGCCCCGGCCATTCGTTCGGCGCTCTTGGCCGAGTCGGCGGGACAAGGGAAATCGCCGTAGAATTCGAGCAAGCGGCCGACGCCTTCGGCGATGGAAGTCTCTGAGTCCTTGCCTTCGACGTAAAAGGCTGTTCGGGTGCGCTCGACTCCGGCGGCAAAGGCTCCTCCAACGTGGAGATGAACGGAGGGCTCTTTGGATTTGAAGTGTTCGAAGTAGACTTTCCTGCAGAGTTCTGGGCAAGATTTGAAGCTCGCTAGAAGCGAAGCGTCGAGAAGTTCAGGGAATTGCATCAATGACTCCTTTATTCAGTTGAATCCGGTTCTTCATTCCAAAGTTCCCAGTCAATCATCAATCTATCACCAAAAAAACAGCAGCCGCACAACTCAGTCTCGCTTTGCGGATGGCCGTCGACGACGACACAGGGCGAAGCCCCACAGATCCTGCACTCTGAGTCGAAGTCGGGATAAAAAGGCATTTAGAAATTCTCAAGATCCGCCAGCGACGAACTCACACTTTCGATCGACGGGGCTTTGGACTTTTTCTTCGCCCCGGAAGCGGCGGAAGCCTCCGCCGACTTCGTTCGACTGCCTTTGAGAATGACAATCGCCCGCTTCATTTCTTCGAGCGTGATTGTCTTGTCGAGGGCTTTGACTCGACAAAGGTTGACGAAAGTTTGTTCTTCAGGAGTGAGTAAACTAGCCATTTGAAGGGCCTCGATGGTCAAAAAAGTCGTTAATGCGTTCGATTAGGAACTTTTGGATTGCGCCTGTGGGCACACGGCCTTCGGACGGGGAGTAGAGATAAGTTGCCAAGCGAGCGTAAACGTCCTCGGGAAGAGTGGTATGGAGGCTGACGGGGCGATGGATCGCGGGAGGTCTACTCAAGCTCGTCCTCAAGATCCATTAGCTCGTTAAACCTTGCGGTAAGAGCTCGAAGCTCGGCTTCGGAGTCAGGCTCGACTGGTGCGGAGAACTTCGGGTGCAGCCACCACTCACCGAAGACAAGCTCGTTTCGGTCAACCGGAGTGCCCGGCGGCGCCGGCAAGAGCCTTCGCGCGGAGGGCGAGAACTTATGGAAATACTCGCGGAATACGCCTATGGACCCCTCAGTCGCATGGATCAAAAGAACTGCCTTGCCGGGGGTCCAGTTCAACGGGTTGGCGTAGGTTGACTGGCGCTTGGGGACGTGAACGCGGCCTTGGGCTTGGGCCTTGGCCTTGGCTTGGTCTTCGAGGTAAAGTTGGCGCTTTATATCTTTGAATAATACGTCGAGCGGATTCTTCTCGAACATTTTCAGTCTCCAGTTGAGAAAGGGTTTTAAGCAATCGTTGGTGAGTTTTGAGTTCCTTTGCGGTAGGTGAGCGAAGCCACCAGGGAGGTGAGCCACGCTCGGTGAAGGGGTCGTGTTTAGGACGCTTCGTCTTCGTCGTCATCGAGATCTTCAGATTCTTCAGTCTGTTCAGACTCTTCTTTGTCCGAGGCGGCAGAAGCGATTAATTGTTCGAGGCGGTCGATGCAGTCGTTGACTGCAGGGAGATCGAGATTGTCTTCAAGTTCTTGAAGACCGCCGATGATATCGTCAAGGGCGGATTCCATAGTGGAAATTGAACGAATTGGCTTGGACATTGAAAGTCTCCTTTTAAATGGCTTCCTTGAGGCTTGAATTTTATGTTCGTGGTATTGTACCGAACCGTGGACATGAATGCAACAAAGAGTTCAATCGTTTCGGAAAGACTTCGCGTAAAATCTTAGTCTCCGGTAAAAGTCTCCTTGAAAAGGTCAGGGGCCTTTCGGCCCCCTTTCCCCGCTTGTAGTCGGAGACTAATCCCTACAAACTCGGCAGTAGCGCAATTGCTGCCTGGAACTAG